CCCAAACCATATCAACTACTTATAAAATGTTCGGTTTTGGATCAGGTGTTATCAGTGCTTACGCTGGCTATATACAGCCTCGCATCTTCAGGTAGGTACTGCATCAGATCATGATCTCGCAGGTAGGCGATCATTTGATCGATGGTGCATCGAATCGAGGATGTCTCGGTAGCCTCTTCATAGAGCTCGCGGATGGCAATCTCAATGCGCTTCATCTGGCCCATGATGCTACTCTTCCTCGGTTATCGCCCGCGCGTCACAGCGGAAGCAGATGTCAAACGCTCCGTCTACCCTGCACTCTATCCCTACGATCTCTCCCGCGCAATACCCATCTCGCGTGTAGAGCTTATCACCTGGTTCTGGCTTCATTGGTGGTGGGTCTCTGCTGATCTTGACTCTGTTGCTCAGCTCCTTCCGCTGCCTGCCTATGCGCTTTTGCATGGCCTTGTGTTCGGCCTTGAGCTGTTTGATGGTCGCTCGCTCGGCTGCGATGTCGGCCTTGAGGTATTCGATCTCTCTCCACTTTTTGTTTTCTAAATCCATTGAGGTTTTTTCTACAAAATCTTTGAAATATAGCCTTCCGGAAAACTGGGCGGGTACATTTTTGCGAAACTCCTCGATCTCGCCCCTCAGCCGCTCATTCTCGGCCTTTAGCGCCTCGTTCTTTTTTCCACACTCCATAGCCTCTGACCACCATCGATCCTCATTGGCCCTGCTCTTGGACAGATCGGCCTTGAGCTTTTCTGCCTCATCCCTGAGCTGATTGTATTTCGCGCGACCATTATCGAGCGTTTTTTGCATATCATCAATGTAGATGTCGCGCTGCTTTAGAAATTGTTTCAGCCCTATGATCTCGCCAAGTGCTGCATTATCTGCCATCGGCATATTGATCTCGTCCTTGAGCTGCTTGATCTCTTCGCTCAGCCGCTCATTCTCGGCTGTGAGTTCTGCGATACGTGTTCGCTTCTCTCCCAGCTCGATGTTCAGCCGCACAGCCTCATCAATATGCCGCTTTGCCTCGAATCTGCTCGCTGCCAGGTCTTTCTTTGACCGGCTCATCTCTGACCTGATCCACGTGTTCTCGCTGCGAGATACCTGGAATAACGCTTTGTAATCTGGCCCTGCCCGCAATTGAGATGCGATTACCGCTTCATATTCGGGTGTCTCCACCCCTGCCATCACATACCTGATAGCATCGCGCTTTTGCTTCTTCTCTTCCTCCTTCCGCTTCTCGCTGCACTCCGGACAGAAATGCTTTTTGTCTTGCAATGTCCAGTCCTTCGGCAAAATCACATCATCATCGATCTCTTCATACGCGTTGCAGCATGCAGTCTCGCATTCAATAATTCGCCTGATCATGTCTCCTCCTTCATCACGTAAAACGCCCTATCGTATTTGAGCCTGTTCAAACGCCGCAAGCCCTCCTTGCCACCGCGCTCGAATAAGGCCTTGGTTGATTTACGCTGTAGCCAGCCCAGTGCCTTTCGGAGTGTGGCCTTGTTGCCGAGCTCCTTGACCGCGCCATGCTCAATCGCGGCAAGACGGTAGTCGCTATGAGCCTGCTCCTCGCTGATGCCCGCCACCGCTGCGAGGTCGCAAAGATGCCGGTCCCACCACTGAGCGTGCAAGCGGTCGCTATCCCGGCCTCCGTACCAGCGTGTCATGAACTTGGCGATTGCCATAGCCGATCTCCGGCGCTGCTGGAGCGGGTCGAGGTCGAGCCACAGGCACACGTCCAAGAAGCGCTCGGACCCGCGCAAGAAATACCAGGCTGTGTCGTGGTCCTGCTGATATGTGCTGCCATGCTGGGTGAAGGCAGCGCAATCATGCTCGGCCTGGTCTATCACGGCCTTCCAGAGCCGGCGCTCTGGCTCTTCGCGGTCCGGCTCTACATTCGGAAGCTCGGACAGGATGGTTTGGTGTGTTGTGGTCACGGCCTGTCCCCCATGCGCACGACGGATGTCCCCGAGTAGTCATGACCTCGGCCCACAATCACGTTGTGCGAGCCTGTGCGGTCGCAGTACTCTGAATCAGCGTCGTAGGGGAGCTCATTATAGCCGACCAGGATGTTGCCGAGGCCATTGCCGGTCGAATCGGTTCGACCAAGACCATTGCGGAGCTGCAAGTTGACGCCATCAAAAACGATGGTGTCGCCGTTGACATGGGTCACCTCGAAAAATGCTTCGATCGAGGTCTGATACTGCTCGTAGACGGTCATACGTGAGCGCAACATCGACACCTGATTCTGTAGGTCAGACACCTGCCGCATGAGGTCGATCACCTTCTCCCGCGTGACTGCCTCTGACTCTGTGAGCCTGGTGTCGTCATAACCCGGCGCCACCTCGCATGCGACTAACATCATTACCACTACTACGATAACTGATTTCATGATGTCCTCCTTGGTTGAAATGCCTGCCTCTCCTCACCTCGCCATCCATTCCATGCCTCGCCTGGCCTTGCCTGCCTTGCCATGTTTCTGCCTCGCGCATCCTAGCCTAGCCTGCCAATCCCAGCCTCGCCGGGCCGCGCCTGGCCCGTCCTGTCCCCGCCCCGCCCGTCCTCGCCTGCCGCTTCTCAGTTGCTTGCCCGTAATGCATTATTGCACGTGTTCAGCGCTTCGATTGCGATTGCCAGTGACGCCAATCGATCCGGCTTGTGCGTATCGCCGGCCAATCGCTTCAGGTGTTCGATGTCACGCCGGAACGCCTCAATCGAGGCTTGGTATTTGAGCAGCGCTTCCACATACTTGTCTTCTTGCGACACAACCTGATTCGGTGTCTCGAATGCCGATGACGACTCTACCTTGATGTGAGTCAGCACTCCTTTTTTCGGCTCTTCCTCGGTCAGGATGCGGACCGACACAATGAGCTGCCCAGCCTGGTTGATGCGGTACTTTTCGGCGGCCTTGCTGTCGTCCCACTCGAACGCGCAGTGCAGTGGCGCGCTTTCCTCTCTCGACTCTTCGAGAAGGAGACGTCCCGTAAGCTTACCGTGCTTCGCCTTGACCCGCTCGGTCTCTTCTACCACCATTTCCGGGGTGATGCCTTGCGGTGCCCTGAATCCATCGCGGAAAATGTACTCTCCAATCCGCCTCCGCATGGCTGCTACCTGTGGATGATCTCGCAAATGCCCCTTCTTGCTGTTTCGCTTTTGCACTGTCGCCATGATGCCCTCCTTTGAAAGTTGTTAAGAAGCCTGCCGTGCCGCGCCGGTCCACGCCGAGCCACGCCTGTCCCCGCCCTGCCTGCCTCGCCTCTCCTCTCCGCGCCTGTCCCCGCCCTGCCTGCCTCGCCTCTCCTCTCCGCGCCCTCCTCTCCGGGCCGGGCCGGGCCTTGCCTCGCCAAGCCAGGCCTGCCTTGCCTCTCGATGTTACTCCGATACCAGCTTGAACGTGCCCCAGCCTAAGCCGGCGCTGCTCTTGCTATCGGGCCTGCCCTCGCCAATGCCGACCTGCATGCCGACCCGAAGCATGAGGTTGGTTACATCTGCAACCGTGAACTGATCCGAATCGTACTGCACCCGGATCTCCGCGTCCCAATGCCGCCACATCGGACGGATACGGATATCAGCCACGCCAGTAGCATTGCGCGTTGCCATCTCGATCTTTTCCGGCACGCCATTGAACTTGACAAGGGGGATGCCATCAACGCGGTCCACACCATCGGCAGCCACGAAAACCGACATTTTGGCGATGGTCATCTTGTAGCCTACCAGCCGGCAGGCCGATATCATCGCATTCCGAAAGGCACTTGCTGGAATGCCCTGCCAGCCCTCCTCGCTGATGTGCTTCGCCTGCTCGTAATCGTCATCAAAATTTCGAGGGTCTTTCTTTTTCCCCTTTGAAGCCACCGATCCAGCCTCGTGCTTGGCGTGCATCGCCTGCATGGCCTTGGCTGAAAATCGAGCCTGCACCATGGGTGCAGTGCCCTCGATCTTGAATCTGACCGTTTCGATTTTCGGTGGCGAAATCGCCACCTGATCTAGCACCACTGTTTTTTTTGCAACCATCTTTAACTCCCGGTTATTCGAGGCATCATCGCCTCAAATAAATGCTACTACTGTGAAAGAGCATTTGTCAAGTGCTTTTTTCGTCGTTGGCGTCCATCGATAAATGCATGGCGCAGGAAATATACAATCTCCGTGCTCTCCATCCGCATATGTTCATGTCAATTTCCTCCTCTGTTGCGTTTTCGGTTACAGGTCAATGGTTACCTGCGTGTTTGTCACCCGTTCTCGGTACTGCACGAACCTCTCTTTGAGCTTTTGCCTTTTCTCTTCACTCATTGGCTGCTTCGGTGTCCGATACGGGTTCTTCCCCAGTCGGAATGGGTAGAGTGGGCACCGTGGATCGGTACAGGTCTTCACCATCTCACTCGACCCCCCGCAACAGTCGAGACATTGACCGCGAATTGCCCGCAACGGACTTTTAATCGTGATCTTCTCCGAGGGTCGCTGTTCTGTTTCTTTTTTGGCCTTGTCTACCATGGGTGTTTACCTCCGGGAATCGATTATCTTGCTTGGGTTAATGGTTCTATATACCCACAGGCGCGATCGTTCGTCCTGGATCGCTGGACCCTGGTAAAATACGTGCTTGGTCACGGTATCAAAATTTCACCCAAGTATTCCGACCTCCGAGTGGTGTTGTTGTACGCTATGCGAAGCAACTCTTCTGCGTATTCCCCGATCTTCTCGCAGATCCTGATCTCTACCCCCACAGGGTGGTCGTCTGCGTACCACTTCCCCCCGCATCTGCCCACGCATTGACAGTCATCGCGGTAGACTATCCCCGTCATCGCGTCGTAGACGGCTCGGAGCAGCTTGTCATCATCTGGCGCCGTGATCGGGTACGGCCGCTTCGCGCGTTTCACGGATTTTGGTCGTGGCAGATAGAAATCTACCACGATCCAGACCGGGCCATCAACAGGAGGCCTACCTCCCATGGCTGATTTCGCGGCATAGCTCACCGCGTCCTGCCATGGCCGGGTCTCCGAGCTGTCGTTGATCATGCGAGCATGCTTGCCGCACCTAATCGTCCGCATGCTCCCCTTGGGAGCCGGGATACCTACCACTGAAAATGTGATCATGTCCCCTCCTTCGGCCCGGTGCAGGGCAGCGGATGATAACGAAGCGGTGTGTCGAATTTATCCCCCGGCATCTCATAGTTGTAGACGGCCCAACCCGTCCCGAAATCGATCAGATGTCTGATAATTCCGCAGTGCTCACATGTGCCGTGGTACACCTTCCCCTCCGGCCGCCACTTGTGCTTGAATTTTTTGTCGCTCATAGCCCCTCCTTGTCGAGCCATTGCATAAGCTCGCTTTCGTTGAAAGACACAAGCAGCCCAAGGCGTGAGCGATCCAGCACGACGCCAAGCGGACTGCCTCGCCCTGCCAAATACGCACGCATGCCGCGCTTACCGCGCCTGCCAGGAAGTATCAGATCGACCCGACCAAACAGGCCGAAACAGCTTTCTCGCAAATTGTCCCAGCCAACGTATTTTGGGACGACAATCAGGTTTTCGCACAATCTTTTCGGCTCTATCATTCGCCCCTCCCTGTCGCATCGGCGTAGCTCGTCGGGCCACTGTAGCCGGCGAGATCCGCGATTGTTTGTGGTAGCTGCTCTGGCTGGCTTTCGAGTAGGTAATCGCCGTAAGCCTGCACCGTCGCTGTTTCCGGGTCGAACCCGGACCGGATGTGCTGATCGGTAAGCACGTCGACCCGATACCGAGCCTCTTGTGACAACGAGCGCATCTTCTCGAGGATGTCCCTGTACCAGATGTGATGGGCAAGCTGTACCGGGCCTTGCGGCCTGTACTCTTGCTGATCGTAAGTCTGCACCGGCTTACTTGAATCACACACCATAACCCTGAAATCGTGTGGCGACGGGCATTTGTCGAGCTGCCTCACCGCTCGCACTACTGCGGCCTCGATTTTATCTATCGGCAGGTCTTCGAGCGCCATCAAATACGGCCGCCGCATTTCTGGCTTGACAATGTTAGACCAGCCATACTTGAGATCGTCGATAGCCTGCTCAAAACGCTTCATGTCGGTATTCTTATCCATCAGATCAATCCTTCTGCCCAGTGCTTCTTTACCGGGGCCTCATGTTTTTCGGCCGGCTGAGTTACCGAGTTTGCAATGAATCGCTCGACATGCGAACCGCCTCGGCATATCAGCTCCAGGTCAACCCACATCTGGCCGGTATCATTCTCGCCACGGTTGAATGGGGTCATCAGGCAGCCGGTAACGGCCTGGCATAGCTGCTCGATCGTGTAGCCCTCGGTCAACCTTGCCTGCACCTTCCTCAGCCTTGCCTTCGTGAATTTCCAGGATTCTGGATTGCCTGGTATCCCGAGTCTACCTGCCTCTTTTTTCCAGTGCTCGAAAATTATCTTCGGATCGGGTTTCGGTGTTTTTGCGGCTTCCTCGACATCAAGATCAGGATTTGGATCGAAAACTTGATCCGGATCCGAAACAGGTCGATCGAAAGATCGACATATCTCTTCTTCCTGTTCCTGTTCCTGTTCCTGTTCCTGTTCCTGTTCCTGATTAGGCCAGCCCTGACGAAAGGCTTTGCCAAAGCCTTCCCCTAAGCCTTCCGTGAAGGCTTTAAGTTTTTGATATGCTTTTGTTTTTATGTGGCAGTTCGGAATGTCCTGAAAATGCTTCCCCCAACCACGCACAACATTCGGGGATTCGGGGGGATTATGGTCTATCGCTTTCGGGATCCAGATCACCCGAAGTTTTTCGTCTGCTTCCACTAAGCCTTCACGAAAGACTTCCCGAAAGGCTTCCGAAAGGCTTTCCGGATCCCATCCAAGATCGTCGGCAATCGCTCCCCTTCCGGCGACAAAAAGCCCCGGTATGCTGGTAGAGTATGGGCAGGTAAGTAGATACAGCCAAAGGCCTTGGCCGCATGGTTTAATTCGAGACAATCGGACGAATCGTTCGTCTCGCCAAACCCTTGGTTCAACTTTTTTGTATCGAGCCATCACCCTTCCCCCTTCGGCCACCTGCCGATGATGGCCTGAGCATCGGACTCGGTGGCGCAATGCTTCACCCGGTGAGTGTGCCCGTCTGGATAGACGCGCACGATCCACCAGCAACTCCGGCCACCGCCGATGTCCTCACGCTCTACAGCCCAGCGTGTTACCTCGCCATCGGTACAAGATATGAGCGGGGAGTTAGTCATTGTGGCCACCTTTCCCCAGCTCGCACACGCAAAAATCACGGTGGACTTGCTGCATTTTCTCTAGCGCTGCCAGCCAGTTAGGGATGTCTCGCGGGGCATTGTAGATGCACATTACCGAAAGCCGGCGGCTCTCGGATAGGAACGCGTCAACCTCATTGATATACATATCGATCTGGCTAATCGACCTGGTTGTCTGGCTCATGGTATCTCCTCCACCGATTTCTTGGCCATCCTGAATAATTCTGATATTCCGTGTCGCATTTCGCGAAGGCTGTCGTATGCTGCATCAGCGCGAACATTCGTCATCACCTGGTTTTCTTTGCCGACCTGTCTTACGTCCACGCCCAGCTCCTTCAAAGCCGAAATCTGCTCGGCCGAAAATAATTCTGTTGTCATTTTCGCTCCTAAAATGGTGCCCGGTTGGAGGAGCCTGGGGAAGGCCACCCTTGCGGGTCCGGGCATAATGTATTGTGGGGTTGTCCCCGCGTGCCTCCAAGCACTGGTTGAGGATACTCTTACTCGCAATCAAAGTCAAGTCGCATTTGGCCGCGCCTACTGCATGCCGCCGAACCAAGGAAACGGAGCCTTGAGAAGGTCATTCATGTTTCAGATCACCTTTCCCAGCAACATGAAACTCTCCAGAAACAGGTCAGCGTTTGGCCCGATATAGAACGCCACCTGGCCGCGATTGTTGTTTTCAAGAGGCTGAAGGTCGGGTCCGAGGAACGACACCCGATGGTTGAGGAAACAGATCCCGCTCTGAAGCTCAAGCAGTCGCTGGAACCACCACGTCTCGGTCGCGTTGTTGACGAGGACGACGGCCCGATCGACCGTGCACGAGCCGTTTACCGCGCTGTAGAGCTTCTGGACAAATTTGTCGATCACCCCCCTGGTGTAAGGCGGGTTTAACCAAACACGGCCGTGCCATGGCTGTTTGAGCCCGTCATCCTTCAACGAGTAGAAATTTTTCGCCTTCACAATCTCGTTTGCCGCAGCGCATGACGCCGGGTCGAGGTCGATCCAGGCCATGGCCTCACGCGCTGCCTCGACAATGTAAGCGGGCGTGTAAAATTCACAGGTCTTGCTGCTCTGCGTGAGATGCGTCATTTCTTCCCCTTTCCGTGGCGCTTGGCCAGCATCCGCCGGACGTGCCGGTTCAGCGCCGTTCCTGGCCGGTAGTTGACCACCCTTGGGCAGTCGGTGAAGGGCCGGTCATATGGGCACCGACCCGGCAGCGGACCGAGCCCGCATTCAGCGCACCGGGCCTTGATGGTTAACCTATCTCTATCCAGCTCGGCCAGCTTTTCAATATCAGTTCCGTTGGCCAGCTGGATTACCGATTTGACCGGGTCATGCTTACTATCTTCCCATTCTGATCTTGTTTTTTCCATATCTTCTCCTCTGCAAACAAGTTTTCGGATCAACCAATACACTCGCTTTTCGATCGCAGCCAGGCCGCAGGGCGGTTTGAGTATCGTGTCTCTTGGCCAGCAGTCAGTCATGGGCCAGCCTTTTCCCAATATCTACTATTTTTGGAAGGTCCGATAAGTACCGCATATCCCAGCACGCATCTTCGCGCATCAGCACGATCCTCCTGACCACCAGCCCTCGCACAACATCGGCCACCTCGACCCCAGCCGACCCGCACGCCGTTGAAAGCGTGTCGTAATCGCTATCGCTCAAGTAGCATTGCACGCGCTTCATTTGTGACTCCCTTCCGAGATACGATATCGTATCCTTTCGGCTATCGTGTCCTTCAGCCCCCATATCCGCATGCAGCCAAGGTGCAAGAGCTTCAACCGCTCTTGCTCCGTGATCTTGCGCGCGCCTTGGTTCTGCTTGGGCTTGCGGATGGTCTCCGCTTTCAACGCTGTGTGCCAGGTGCCAAGGCTGACCGATATTATCCCCGCGGATTCCGGTATGGCTGGGTGTTGTGCGAGATGTTCTGGTACGGCGAACCATAGCGCCCTGATTTTGTTCGACGCATGCCGATGCCTTTTTTTCAGGTCCCGCACGATGTCGGAAGCGGCGACCTTGATTTCTACCTCCTCGGCATACCCGCTTGAATGCAGGATCAGCATATCGCATTCGTGATCGAGGCCTAGCCCCCACCACACATTCGGAACGATGATATTCCGCCGGTAGCAGAAATGCCTTGCTACCGCTCGTTCAACATCGAGAGCGTTTGCGACAAGTCTAAGATCAGCCATCACAACCCCCTTTTCACCATGTCGATTTTGACCTGCCAGGTGCTTTCATCAGGTCTCGAAGAGTGGTAACAGCAACTGTTGGCTCTTCGAGGTCGAGCTCGCCTTGGGCGCCCTGGATGATCAGCGATGTGGGCCCAGCCGCAGCTATTAGGGCCAGCTCTGGCAGCATATCGCGGATGCTGCTGACGGTGAGACACACGATCTCAAGCCCAAGGATAACGACTCCGTTATCATCTACCGTGAAATCACCGGGCCTGATGTGGCAGGTGATGGAGGCAAGCCCGCCAAGGCTGGCCTTGTGCAGTCCAAGGCCATCAGCGACCCGGACCTTCGATATTACAGGCCGGCCGGCGTCGTTAAGGTGATCAAACGGTTCGTTGTCATGCAGTAGCTCGAACATCACATCGCCGTCGGCAACGAGCCCGACCTTGACGCGGATCTCCTTGCCCTTGATTACGATCTGCTTGATCGTGGCTTCTGTTTCGATGTTCATGTCGTCTCCTTTTTATGGTAGAGTTCACAGGTGTGACCGGCCCATCCATGCCAGCTTTCGTTAACGTGGCAGACTCCTTCGTCTTTCGGCTCATATTGATCTTCGTCGCCATAAAAATCATAGTACGACTCGAAGTGTTCGCAGGTCAGGCAGTCTGGTTCGAGCTCCTTGATGCAATCTCCGCATGGCCCTTGCTTCATGATATCGGCTACGGTGATTTTCATGCTATTCCCCACCCCTTCCTCTGAGTGCGCACGAGCCCAAAATCGCGGAGCTTGCATTTTGCCATCCGGCCGTCTGGATGATGCCAGACCACACCCTCGATATCGATATCGGAGAAAAAGACCTTGATCTCGTGGTATGATCTCGGCATAGCCGGGGCAAGCCACAACCCATGCCGTATAAGCGAGTGGTCGAACAAGCGCTCAGGGTTGCCTCCGATTTTTGGGCCGCAGAGCTCATAAGTGCCGTTGTACTGATCTATTGGTAGACTCATGTTGGGCTCTAAATCTGACCAGGCCTCGCGATGCCACTGGTCACCTGGCCCAGGACCGACAGGTATCCAACCCGGCCAATGCCCGGTCACCTCGTCCGGCTCTTGACAGGGCTCGAAATCTGGGGGAGGAGTCTTGCCGCGCTTGCAGTCATAGCGCTTATAGAGCTTTCCATTGCGGATCATGCAGGCAGTTCCGTCAAGCTTTACCGTAGCCTCGCCCTCGCCGGCGATCACCCACTCGCATCCCGGCGTGACCTGCTCCGTCACAAGCCCGGTCTCGAAATCACGAATAAAGAGAGATGGTATTTTTTTCATGCCTCCACCTCCTTCAGCATTTCAGCCGTCACCTCGCCCCTGGTCCCCTTGACCAGTATCGGGATCATCAACCGGGACGGATGGATCTTCCCGGTCTCGTACCTGCTCAAACGAGAGGCAGAGATATCGTACCCGCTGCGGTCGCTGATCAGTTCTGCCGCTTCAATCTGGCTCCACCCATGCCGGAGCCTCCACATCAACATTGGATTTTTTGTCCTGTCCATAATGCACCTCCTACGATAGTCTATTACACGGCAGAAATGTTTTGTCAACTATTTTTTGATGGTAGTAAAATAATTGTTGACACGGTAATTATGTCGTGGCAAAGTTTACGATCAGGAGGTGCAACAATGACATTCGACTACGAGCGCCACGAAGCCCAGCTCTATCAGCGGTTCCTTCAGCTCGACCGGCAGCGCCGGCTTGAGCGCAATGTCTTGCTGGCCGGGATCATCAGCCTGGCCGTGGTTACCACGGTGATCGTGGCGTGGTTCGTCAATGCATACTGATAACGCCAGTACCATCCGCCGGCGCATACACTACTTGCACTCGCTGTCTCGTGCAGCTCTGGCAGGGCATACGCCGCGCGGATTGGCCGCACGGGCAATAATGGAAGCAGCAACCTATCTCCCCCCACTCCTCGGTTTGCCGTGGCTGGCCGGGAGATTAACAGAGAAAATGGAGGATAATCATGGTTGAGAACACGAAGGCGCTTGCGCGCCGAGAGAACACAGGGGTGGCCTTGAGCCAGGTCAATGCATCGGCGATCAAGCAGCTCGCCGAGTACCAGCAGAAGAATTACAACATCCTCACGCCGATCGCCATGACGGAGTACCCTGAAGGATCTCGATTGTCTGTAAGGGCGGAAAAGGTCGAGCTTGCTGATACCTACAACGTGAACGGCAAGCAGGCGCTGAAGGGGAACACTATCGACAGGCTTGCCACCTGTGCCGGAATCACGTGGACCAGGGTCAAAAGGATTGACGATCGTAAGCACCCGCATTACTGCGAATACGAAGTCTGGTGCAGGATCGTTGATATTGATGGCACCGTTCGCGACGGTTTTGGAACCAGGTCCATTGATCTCCGGGAAGATGCCGGAGGAGGGATAAGGGGCGCGGATCTAGAGGATATCATATGTGACGCGAAAGAAAAAAATAGGAGCCCTGAAAAAGAGATCCGAATGGCACGCAAGTTCATCGTCTCGCTCTGCGAATCAAAGGCCAAGAACCGGGCCATGCGGCATCATATCAACATCAAGGGTGCGTACACAAAAGAGGAGTTATCGAAGCCGTTCGTTGTGGTGAAGATTCTCCCGGACTATGGAAACGTAGAGAATAAGCGCATGCTATCGGCCCAGCTCATGGGAGCAACGGCAGCGCTTTACGGGCATACTCAGGCTGGTGCTGATGTTGTCGAGGACGCCGAGTATGACGAGCCCGAGGCCCAGCCCGAGCCCGGCCAGGTGCCGGAGCAGGACCAAAACTCCGAGCCCGACCAGGCACCGGAACCGGCAGCCGACGGCAAGGAGCGGGTTATAGATGCTTGGAAGCAGTTCAAGAAAGGTGGAGGCACGCCCCAGGCCTGGAGAGCGCTGGTGCTGAAGGCAACAGGGAAAGATGCCGAAGCAGATTTTACCGAAGATGAAGTGTTCGACATCATGAACGCCGTGTTTGAAGCGGATGGGGGAGCGCAATGAAGATAGCACATGTAGGAGACCTTCACGTCGATTCAAGGTCTGGCGAGCACGGTCACAGCCTGGACTCGCAGGAAGAGATCCTGAAATGGATAGGCAATGACGCCGAATCGCATGGGGCAAGGCTTATGCTGGTGGCCGGCGATGTTTTCGACCGCAAGACCGAGGCCTGTGAGCGCAATCTCATTTCTCGGATCATGTTCAAGTGGTCAACCTGCTTCCCGGTTGTCATCGTTCGCGGCAATCACGACGGCGAAGGCGAGCTTGAATACATTCAACAAATGCGGTCGATATCTAATATTTTCGCGGTGTCCGCAGTTGAAACGGTGCATTTTCAAGGCGGTGTAATAGCCTGCCTGCCATGGCCCAGCAAGGCCGCTGTTGTCGCTGACGCTGGATCTGAATCGTGTATCGAAACCAGGGCACAGGCCCAGGCAGCGCTCCGGACTATTTTTGACGGCTGGCGATCTGATCGAGAAAACTCGCAGCTCCCCCTCATCGTGCTTGGCCACGTCGATGTTGGAGGGGCAGCCATGGACAGCGGTCAGCCTGTTTCCGCTGCATCAGAGCTATCGGTAAGCGCTCACGACCTGCTCGACATCGGGGCCGACTACTACGCCCTCGGTCACATCCACAAGCATCAGATACTGCATGAGCGCATTTGCTACGCTGGCAGCATCAGGCAAACCGATTTCGGGGAGGATACCGTCAAGGGATATTGCCTGGTCGACGTCGAACGCGGCCACGCACCAGTTATTGAGCACCACCGCGCGCCGGGTCGAAAGCTCTATACTATCGAGGCTGGTTGGGCCACGAACCAAGGCCAACTTGAGACCGATAACGGAGTCAGAGCAGTAGACGAGGCCATCATACCAGGGCACTCGTACCGGCTACAATATACCGTGTCCTCCGATATCCGGGAGCAGGCCCGCGCACAAGCGGAAACAGCAAAACAGCGCTGGCTCAAGGCCGGAGCTGCCTCGGTGAAAATCGACGCCAAGACAACGCAGATGTTCCGAACCCGGTCCGAGGCCATCCAGACCGCGAAAACGCCAGCGGACAAGCTCGAAGCCTATTGGAAAAGCATCGGCTATGAGCCCACCGACTGCATCAGGGAAATGGCAAGGGCACTTGAAAGCGAGGTCGGCAATGAAGATTAAAAAGTTGAAGATACGTGACATCGGGCCAAGGTGGAGCACCGGCGAGATCGTGGAGGTAGATTTCGATCAGCTTGGAGCAGCCAAGCTGATCGCGATCAAAGGCAGGAATGGAGCCGGTAAGACCAGCCTGATCGAATGCATCCCCGGAGCAGTGTACCGGCAGCTCCCGTCAAGGGGATCTGTCGCCGATCAGGCAACGGGGAAGGAGAGCCTGATCGAGCTCGACCTTGATGCAGGCAAAAGCTACCGCTGCCAGGTCCAGATAGACGGAACATCGAAAACGAAAAAGCAATCCGCTTATCTTGACCAGGCCGAAGCTCAAGGCCCATTGAACGACGGCAAGGTCACAACCTACGATGAGCAGATCGCCAAGTACTTCCCCCCGCGTCAGCTCTACCTATCCTCGGCGTTCGCTGCCCAGGGCGGTCAAGAATCATTCCTGAATCTCGACAAAGCCGAGCGCAAGCAGCTCTTCGCCCGCATGCTGGGCTTGGGTCGGATGCAGATCATGAGCGACAAAGCCGGAGAGAAAGCGCGCGCTGTTTCCGGGGCGATATCACAGGCAGAAGCCACGAGGGGTGTCTACGCCCAGGCAGCCGAAAAAATGGGCCGGATTGCGGTCGATATCGATATCAAAAAGGAACAGCTCATGCAGGCCAATGAGGATCTCGATCTGGCGCAAGTGAGCGCAGAACAATCGGCGGAAGTGCTGAGGATGTGGGAGGAGTCAAGGCAGAATCTTGAGCTCGACCTCGTTGAAAAACGAGCCCAGGCGAAAACAGCGGATTCGGAATGGGCAGCCACGGCCAAAGAGCGCACGCGGATCAGGAGCAGGATCGAGGATGTGGCATCAGAGCACGAACGAGCCGTTGCATTGCTTGAAGACCGCGCCCACTACGAAGAGCAGGCCCTGACTATCTCGATCAAGGAGGCCTGGCTCGCCGAAGTTGAGACAAGGCTTGCAGAATGTGTTAAGGCAGCATTGGATTACCGAGAGCGCAGGCAGGCTTGGGAACTGGCAGTCAAGGACGCGGAGTCGGATATCAAGCGGCTCGAATCCGAGCACAAGCAAGAGCAACAGCGCTTCCGCGACGAGGTGGCACAGCTCTCCCGCGATTTCGGAAAAGCGGAAGCGGCCAAAGCAGAGCTGGAAGAAGTGCCATGCTTCGGAGAATCAAAGTTCCGTGGTTGCCCGCTCATCAGTACCGCAGCCCAGTTATCGGCCTCCCATGCCGAGCTCGGCAAGAAGCACGCCGAAGCCATGAACAGGCTTGTAGACATACAATCCGAACCCGTTGCCGTCGCCGTTGCCAAGGCCAGACTCGCAAGCCTCCGCGATAATGTTCCGTCCCAGGACGCTGTTATAGCCCTCGGAATGATATCGGATCATGAGCGGCATCTACAACGGGCGCGCGAAGAGCTTGACGCGGCGAAGCTCTGCACGGCCAAGCTTGAAGCCATGGGCGATGCACAAGAGCGAGCCGTCAAGCTCTGTCATGAACTTGAGAAATTGAGGTTGGAGCTGGCGACCGCATCTGACCAGGTCGAAAAATCGGAAGCTCGGTACTTCGTGGCCGGGTCCGAAGTTGGAGCAGCGGACACAGCGCTGAAAGACATCGAGCTGAAGCGGCCGCAGGCGGTTGACGAAAGCGATCTCTCCAGGCTCCAAACCCAGGTCACCGATCTCACCGCTGCCGTTGCCGTGCTTGAGCGCCAGCTCGCGGATGCAGCTAAAGCAAAGGAGAGGGCAGAAGCGCAGAACCTGCACATCATCAACCTGAAATCCAACATGGACGATTGGAAGGCGCTGCAACGGGCTTATGGAAAGGACGGCATCCAGGCACTTGAAATCGATGCCGCAGGGCCGGAAGTATCGGGCATTTGCAATGACCTCCTTCACGCTTGTTATGGCGGCCGGTTCACGGTCGCGCTGGAAACGACCGCGTTGAAAGCTGATGGCAAAGCCACGAAAGAAGTTTTCGACCTCAGCGTAATCGACACCGAGCTCGGGACCGAGGGCTCTGCATCCGACAAAAGCGGAGGCGAGCGCGTAATCATCAGCGAGGCCCTGAGCCTGGCCATCGCTATTTTCAACACCCGCAAGAGCGAGATACCCATGCTGGATCTTTTCCGCGATGAGTGTTCGGGGGCCCTGAGCCAGGACCATGCGCCGCTCTACCTCGGCATGCTCCGCAAAGCGATTGAGCTCGGGGGATTCCACCGCTGCTTTTTCATCGCGCATCAGCCGGAGCTATGGGAGCTTGCGGACAGAACAATCACGATCGAAAACGGAAAGGTGGTGATGTGATGCGTGGTCCAAAATGGAAAACTCTAATGGACGGTGGATATGTGGAAGTGTGGCGGCGGTCCCGGCCAAAGCTCCTTCCAACTATGACGCTTGGGATGGCACGGAAAATACTGTCGAGCGCGAAGGGGGGAGCACGGCAATCCAGAATCAACCCAGCGCTGACTAAGCAACTAGCGCTAGATATTTTCGCTCAATATTTGCTCGTGAAATCAGAAGGGGACGATTCCTACAAAATCGATCCGATCATAGCAAAAAATATAGCCCGCGAATTTGGACCCGATTATCTGCTGAAAAACGAGGTGATGTGATGAGAACGACGTGCAAGGATTGCCTGTGCTATCAACCGAATGAGACTATGCCGTGGGGATCGTGTCGCAGGCATGCCCCAGTGAGCACAGAGGAAGGAGGGGCCTTCCCTTGCTCTGGGCCGAATGATTGGTGTCTCGAAGCGATTCCGGTTGGCAATGCTTTTGTTGTGCAGATCACCAAAAAATATTATGAAGAGCTCGTTGAAGCCCAAGCCAAGCTGGACGCGCTAGAAGGGGCTGGCGTGGACAACTGGGAAGGGTATGACGACGCGATGGAGAGGCTTGCCGAGTCAGGGGAGGGCGAGGAATGACGACCAAAAAGGAAGGATGCCCGTATCCGTATTACGGGATGGGACCACACACGAGAGTTGTTGCGCACGGATGTCGCATCAGCACTGAGTTGCCGCGCGATGAATGGCCCGACAATTACCAGGAGAATCACGAATCACCTGGTTGCGGAGTATACGAGTGCCCGCGTCAGGAAAAGTGCGATACCTGCGATCTGAATTTCGGGGGTGGAGAATGACTACCTGTACATCATGTAGATATAGTCGGTATGGGGTGTGCGCGCACCCGAGTGTGTGGGGGATTGTTATGGTGTACGGTGCCAAGCCAGACTGCAATCTTCACCGGGACCGCACGAAGCGGACAGGCCGCACTAAACCGCCATACTGCGAGACCTGCGGCGAGCGAGTGCCGCGCGGTGATCGGTTCTGCGTGGATTGCCTGGAGAAGCTGCCGGAGATCACCGAAGCGAAGCGATAACCGCGCGCTGCCGCTCGTCCCGCAGCTCTTCGAGCACCGCCTCTGACCTGGAGAGCATGAGCCTGGCTCGGGCGAGCTCTGAAGCGATCGCAAGCGATTGCTGATCGGAAGCGATCGCGATCGCGGCCCGCGTCCGCTCCCGTAGATCGAGGAGCGAAGCGATCGCTGCCTCGACCTCCTTTAGCGATCTCATCACCTCCTCCCATCGAGGCTGTCGGCTAGTGCCGCGACCTCGGCGCACATTTGAGTGGCGCTGATATCGGGGCGCCTGAGCGCCTCGATACCAATCCTGATGCACCTGCACAGGCAGGGTATCGGCTCTTCGCCGCGCAGGGTGGCGAGGTCATGGACGTCGGCAACCAGGCCGACGGGGATCTGGATGCTGATGGATTTCATGGTGCGCTCCTAAAATCTGGGTGCTCCAAGGCTTCGGCCCTGGTTTTATACCGATACGCTGCCTCGGCTGTGCCGTTGCACAGCCCCACTGTTACGAGCCAATATGCCCTCGTGCAAGAGGGCTCGTTTTTTGGTGTGGCTCGTTCGAGCACGGTCTCTATGGGCCACTCGGACCCGTTGACGATCCGGGTCCCCATCCGTTTTACGAGAACAATTTTCATGTGGTGCTCCTACGGGCTTGATTGCCCAGGGCTGCCGACCACAGCGGTGATCGGCAGGGCCTCGGAAATCAATCCTCGTCTGCTATCAGATTGAGCATCTGCAATATCCTGGTCGCTGCACACCCGCGCGACCTGTCGGTCAAACACAGCCCTGGTCCTGTCAACACCAGGTTGCAGCCGTTGTTTGGGGTCTCCTCGATCCGGCCACACGTCTCGATCTCATTGCCGTCCCAGTCGGCCGGGTCATCCCCGTTTTCAAGCTCGCGGATGTCCTCTGCGAGCTGGGTAAGGTAGTCATAGCTACCATCATAGCTATGACAGTACCCGGCCGCTTGCAAGTGCAGCCCGCCACCGTTATCCTCGTATACCTCGTAAGCTGTTTTTTTCATCTTCCTCTCCTCCGCCCCCTCGGGGCGTTGTTGTCAGTGACTCAGTGTGGGGGGTGATTGCTCACCCCTCCCTCTCAATCACCGATCTGCTCTACTGTGTAGAGATCCGCGCCGTAGAGCCGCTTCGCCTGCTCCACCTCAGCCGCGTTTTTCCTTAGCAGCCGTAGCACGGCCGCTTGTGTGTTATCGATCGTCGTGTGTCTCGACATGATCGCTCCATCGATTTTTCTGATTTGATACTTTACTTTCATGATGTCCTCCTTTTGTTGTGTGTGTCCGTCTCGCCATTGGCCTCCACCGGCCCCCTGGTGAGCAGCATTGATTGCTCACAATACTATATATAAGCAAGTGCCATGCCAAGTTTGCCAAAGCACTAAGTTGTTGATTTTATTAGATACCATGTTTTCTCGGAATGGCTCAACTGACAGTTTACGTCACTGTTTTTGTCGCGTTTTGGCGATAAAATCTGGTAAGGCAGCACAATCATTACAGAATTTCAGGTGACAATTTACGGCACCGGGTTTGCCCAAAATTGTCAGTCAGGGTCGACCACTGGATTGTCTGAAATCTGGACAATCGACAAGTCAGAAATCACATGACGCATCGCGTAAAACTGACAAAAATTGTCACCTGGTTACGGCAGGACGGTCATAGTGCAAGTAAACTGCCGTAAGCATTACTGTATTTTGGTGGCGGAAATTGTCAGATAGGTGACGCAGATTGTCGGTCAGTACCGTGAGAATGTAATTACATTTGTGGCATAAAGTAATTACATGAAATTATGTAGCAATACCGGGTAGTTACTCGAAACAACGTCACATATCGTCTATAAACCATCGTAATCGTTCGATTATTGTGTTTCTGTAGACAAAAATCGTTGCTGACTATAATATAGTGTCATCTCCGCACCTCCTCCCACCCCCACCAGGCCACCCCTACTGCCATGCCCCCCAGGACCACCCCAGCCCCCAGCCATAGCCAGCGCTGCCAGCGGGCGAGCTCGCGCACCTCGACAGTCGGTCGGCAGGCCCTCATCTCTATCATTACTCCACCGCACTCTATGAGCGCATCCTCGACCTGATCGTACTCGCCCTCGGTCAGGCACACCAGCGACGAGCCGTCAACGGTCGCCGGCACGATACCTGCGGTTGAGCTCGATGACCCGGCGCAATCGCTCACTGCCAGGAGCAAGAGAGCCACGAATAGCATCAAGCTCCGCTTGATAGCCGGCCTGATCCTGCACCCGTTGCCTCTCCCCCTCGACCCTCGCATTGAGCTCTGCATCTCTCACCTCCCTGGCTATGCTGTCCTGGCCCCTGCGGTACATCCACACGCTCACAGCCGTAATGGCCGCCAGCACTGCCGCGCCGATCGCGCCCCAGATAGCGGTCATTGCTTGGACTCGTCAAATATTTCCCAGTCATCGATAGAGCATCTGCCGTCGACCCGCTGGCCGAGCTGGATATTTGCTCCACGGCTGAAATAGATGCAATTACCGCACACCGGGAGGATCATTGCCCGCCCGCCTTGGCCAGGTGCTCACGCACATTGGCCCAGAAACTGGCACCCGCCAGTGCCGTTACCGACCCGGCAAAAGTCGCATAGATGACGGCGTTGTCACCGCTCCCCTTTGTCATGTAGAGCCCGCCCACGAGGGCGAGCAGCGACAGGCAGAACGCGGTGAATTTCTGCCAGCGTGGCTGCTTGCTGGCCTCCGGTTCCTCGATCTTCTCGACCTCGGCCCCTGCTGGGGTCACACCGATTTGCTGGTCTGGCATAGCGCATACCTCCTGATCACGCTCTCGAGCGTGTCACATATTTTCTCTCGGCCGGCCAGGCTATAGAGATAGGCCCGGTCGTCTGGGTGTGTCGCGTACCCACACTCGATGAGTATGGCATCGCATTTGTGCGCCGACACAAGTACATGAGCATTCCGGCGCCAGTCCTCTACGCTCGTCTCATAGTAGCCATGCTGACATTGGAGCTGGTACGGGGCGAAAAACAGGATGTCCCGCGCCAGCGCCGAGGTGCGCTCATTGCCGGGATAGACATAGCACTCAAGCCCGTGCCAATCCTCGCCCACCTCCTGAGCATTGACGTGGATGATTACGGCGAGGTCCGCCTTGAGCTTCGCCGACTTCTCCCCCCTGGCCTTGGGTGGCATGCTGATATCGCTGGTGCGGATCATGTGGGTGGCGATCGAAGGGTCGATGGTAAAACGCTTCCGCAGGCGCTGCGCGAAATCCAGCGTCCAGTCGGCCTCGTCCAGGGTCATGCCAGGGATCCGGAGACTGGTCCCGCGATTGCTACCACCGTGGCCGGCGTCGATTGCGAGGATCATCGGCGGCCTCGCATCGCTGCCCTGATCTCGTCTTTCAGACCGCGCATGTCCTCACGCTGCTCTGACCTGGCCTGGTCGACCGCCGCTTTGATGGCAGCGACATCCGCCTTGAGCGCCGAGGCCTCTCGCCCGTCCTGCACCTGCGTGGTCCGGATCACGGCTATGGCCTGGTCGTGGTCGGTAACGGTGGCCCTGAGTGCTCCCCAGGCTATGAGCGCTGCCGCTGCCGTCGTTATCGCGATACCGCCGAACACGCTGACAGACCAATGCGGCTTGGGGATCGTCATGGTTGCCTCCGTTGTTACTTCGCCTCGACATCCTTGATCGTCATCGTGCGGCCCTTGGCGGCCTCGACCGCGATGAGGGCCTTGGTGTCCTCGATCAGCACCTCTTTCTGGTACCGCGCGTTACACCGCCATTGCAGCGTAGTATCGGGGAGCGTCACCACTCCGCAATCGAGCTCGGTGAGGTCCGCGATCGCCTTGCCCTCGAGCACCCCGGTGATGCCCGACAATGCGGTAGCCGCCTGTGCCGAGGTCCAGGTCCAGGCCAGCGGACCTTCGAGCACGGTGTTACCGGGTTTTGCGCCGCCCACGAGTAGCATGGCCGCCATACCAGCCACAAATGCGCCTGCGATGATTGTTCCTTTGGTCGCGTCCATGATGATCTCCTTACGGGCAGCCTGTAATCAGGCCGCCGGTGATTGTTACTTGACATTTCGTGCTGCAATCGGCTGCCGTGCACAGCCAATACGAGGTGTTGTTCGTGAGCCCGGTTGCCGCGCCGACGGCGTAGCCTGTAGCCGAGGTCACAGCGCCAGTATTCGCCACGCGAAATTTCACGGCCCCGCCGGCCTTGGCTTTGATGAATGACTGCTCGCCGCTTCCCACGGCGGTTTCCGTGATATCGAATATGAGATAATTATTTTCCGCGCTTCCTGACGCTTGATTCATTGTTGGAGCGATACGAATAATGCTCTGGCTCCCGGTGTTAGTAGTCGTGACCGAGTGCTCGAATATGCCCCCCGTGCCGGGGTTGCCCGTGTAGCCCTCGAATCTCGTTGCCTTGACCCAAGTGTTCGCGGTTACCGACGATGTGTTCGGGATCGTAACCGCGCCCTTGAGCGTCGAAGTTCCTCCAACCTCCAATTTTTGCTCGGTGCAGATGTCTCCCGCAGCCGTGCAACAGGCGGTCCAGGAGTAAGTTCCGTCACCGGCCTCGATGCAGTCGCGGACGTCGATGTTCCCGCTGCCGTTCGCATCAAGCACGATATCCCCATTCGCGGTGGTCGTAACGGTTCCTCCGGCCGTCAAGGTCAGGTCGCCCGTCAGGGATTGCGCTGTCGTTATATCGACGTTGCTGTCGCCAACGGATAGACGCTTCGTGTTATTGGTGTAGATCAACCGCGTTCGTCCCGGTCTGCACGAAATCGTTGCCCGCGCAATCGCTCGACAGCTCAATCGGATTGCCTCGGCTGCAGGTCTCATTGTCATCTACGCTTAGCCGGAGCGTGTCGTTTGAGTAAATTCCCACGCCATTTGTCACACCCTTGACGTAGTCGTTGCCGGTGCATGCGCTCGACAGCTCAAGCGCTGACCCGTCCATGCAGGTCGTGAGATTGCTGGTGTCGCGGTCGTCGAACGCCAGCGCGTAGCGGTAGAGCGCACCGCCCCCGATCAGGCCAAGCGCCGAGCCGAGAATGATGATCTGCCATAGCCTCATATCAGCCTCCTACCGAGCTGCCGAGCCTGACGTTGAATTTCACGGTGTCTGATGTGCCCGATGTCACCCAGGACCGGCACCGCATCCGCGATGCGCAGACATTGAAATGATGCGATATCCGGCCGCTCACTGAGCTTGTCCATGTCCAGGTCCGGACCGACTTTGCGCCAGTGTTGCTCTCAGTCATGATCGGAGCCCATGTCGAACCGTTATCGTGCGAAACATCGCACTGCATGATTACCGCCGTTCCGGCCACCCGCACCAGGGCTATCGTCACCGCAGCCTGGTCGAACCCGGCCACCACGATCTCCCCGGTATTGGCGCAGGTAAGATCAGCGGTAGCGTCAGTACTCCCTCCCATATCAGATGCCGTGGTGGAGCAGTCGGTATCGGCATCCTGAGCCACGTTGATGAGCGGGAGCGCTGGACCGGCCTGGGCCTGGTTGTCAGCACTAGAAACATTTTTCATCGGCACGAACCGGAAGCCCATGGCGGCGAGCGCCAGAATGGCTAGAATACAAGCTCTCCTCATTTGCTTTCTCCTTCTAGCAGGTCAAATGCCTGCCCTACGATCAAGGGTGTGTGTCGCCGGCCGATATGGTCCTTGAGCACGGCCACCTCTTCCACGCTGATGCTATCGGGATCGCCATTGATGCGCACCGCAAGCCTGAAATTTCGGGCCTTGTCTATGCCGCTTAGGTGCGAAGTCTTCTCCCCGTCCAAGAGCGCCATGACCGCCACGTCGCGCAGCGTGATCGGCATGCCGCCATCGGAGAGCGCCTTGCCGTTGATGTCCTTTAGTGCTTGGTTGAAATCGATCTTCATCTTTGGCTCCTATCGAATGCGTTGCTTGCGCACCGTTGCAGCCAGGCCGCCAGGTCTGGCTTGCCGTCTTTGTCGATGCAGTCGTGCGCCTCGGCATCCTTCGCGTTGGCCACATGAGTAATGTAGCTTAAATCCTCCCGGAGGTCGAGCAGCTTCTTGTGCTCGGCCTTGTATTCTGCCTCCCAATGCGTGGCGGCCTTGATGATCGGGCAGTCTTCTGGCACGTCAAATTTGTCGCATACGAACGCCATAGAATCCTCCTACGCTAATTGAATGTAGTCATAAGTTTCTTTTCCGCTGTAATATGAGTAGACATAGAGTCTATCGTTTGTCGAATCATACCACAGCGTAGCATAGCCGGCCTCCCCAGTTGGAGCGGATCCGCTGCCCTTTATCTTCACGTTTCCCTCTACCTGCATTTTTTCGCTCGGTGTCAATGTACCCACTCCAAAGCTATTCATTACAGCGCAATCGCCGTTGCTATCGAGTTTGCACCGCACAGCGGAGCTTGAGTTGTAGACGCTAAATGAATAATTGGTTGCGCCGTCGACCATGCGCATATTCCCAGACACAGGCCGCATGTTGAGGTTGCCGGCCACGCTTCCGGCTACTGTTGTAAGGATTGCCGCCGAGGTATCGCCGCTGAATTTGAGCTCTGAATTTGTGCCACCGAAATCGATATGCAATCGAGATCCAGGGGTAACGGTGCCGACACCAAAATTGGCAGGCACGAAAGAATCACCTACGGAGTCCAGCTTGCATGCGGCCGCACCGCCAGCGTAAACGCTGATGCTATAGTTTGCCGTCCCGACGCCATCATAGAGAAGGAGCTGTGTTGAGACGGGCCGAAGGTACAGGTGCCCGTTCAGCCCACTCCCGGCCACCGTGGTGAGAATAGCCCCATGAGCCGACCCGCTGATTTTGAGCTCGGCGTCGTCCTTGATGTGGAGCTTTGCGGTCGGGTTCGTTAGCCCGACCCCGAAATCTCCACCGTTGAAATAGGTATCTCCATTAGCATTCAGCTCAAGAGCTTTCGTGGCCGCATTGTAAGCGCTGAATTTATAGGCGTTGGTGCCGTCGTAGGCCCGTACCTCAAGGCTTGCCGGAGCGAATGTAAGATGCCCGGTCGAGCTGCCCGTTGTCGTCACCAGGGCGATCCCGGTCGTTCCGGCGTGAAATTGCACGGTGGCTTTCCCAGCGCCGTCTCCAATCTGCACCTTGCCAGCCACGTCCGAGGTGACGCCAAAGCCGGTGTTGCCGCCGTTCAGGTAGCTGAAACCGGAAGAATTGACAACGCCGGCCAGGGTCGCGCCAGCGTACACATCCATCAGGTTATCCACGCCTGAGCGGTAGAGCCGCGTTCGCCCGCCCTCGGGCATTATATAGAGATAACCGGGGGATGTGCCTTTAACGTCAGCTCCTACGAACCCGCCGTTTGTGCTGCCATAAAAATACGTGTCTGCATAATTCGCGTTCGTCTCTCTCATATGCAGATGGTACGAGGGAGTAGTGATCCCAAGCCCGAGCCGTCCATCCTTTGTCAGCCGTCCATGCTCGGTCAGCACCCCGGCCACGGCCCCCTTGAACGTCACATCAGCGCTGTTATCAGCGCCGTTCCTCAGCGCTCCGAGCTGTGCCATCTGCACAGAACTGCCACCGGTGGCGAGCGTGTAGAGCCCGATGCCTGCACCATGCCCGTCCCCTAGCGCGGATGATTTCTCAACGGTGAGCTTGAGGCCCTCGAAGATTGAGTTGGCCGCGGTGCCGCTCCTGTAGAAGTGGGGGATGTCGGTCCCAGCGGTGCTTGTGGTTATCTTCCCGTCAGGGACAGTAGTCCCGATCCCAAGCCTGTTATTGGTCGGGTCCCAAAACAGGTCATCTGATCGGCGCATCGCCCCGTTGTCGAAGAATGGGACGAAGCCGGTCTCAAGCGTCCCCTGATAGTTCAGGCCGTGACCAAGCCATCGGTTGCGTCCCCTTGGAGAGTCGAAAAATTTGAACCCGCTTGTGGTCGGCACGGCCGGCCCAGTCCAAGCCAGTTGCCATTTGATGCGGCCGTTCATGATGTCGGGCTCTTTGGAGATCACCTCCCATTTCGTCGAGGTCGTCACGCCATCATACCCTGGACCGCAGGGCATGAAATCAACGCGGGTGATGAAGTCCCCGACCTGCACGGCCAGCTCACCGAGGCCCCTTGTTTCGCCTGAGATAATTTGGCACCCGTCCTCGAACCGGTTCAACACCGCCTCGCAGTAATCCACCACAGGCGTGATATCGATAACGGCTGCAAGGATTGGATGCAGCGCGGCGGCCGTGCCAAGCTGCGCCCGCGTCACATTCGTGTAGGAGATCAGATACCCTGTTGCAAGTGACTCGGTCCCGCCCTCTGGGTCGGTTACCGACACCGTTGGATAAATGGCCGTGATAGCGCTAGTGCTGCACTTCACAATTTCTCCGGTGTCGAGAAAACGCAGATAGACCGACCTTCCGCTGGCTACCGTCGCCGTTCGCTTGGCGTCTTGCGTTGGACCCGCTGTCACGCCGCCGGTGCAGCACATTCCGTGATTTTCTACGCTGCCGTTGATCGCCTCCGATCCGGTCTGGATCACAAGCGCAACCGCATCTATCGCTATCTCGGCCGACAGCAGGCCAATGCCATTGCAAAAATCGGTCTTCGCCTCGTGATCGAAAACAGCCGGCGTCGTACCGGCATCCATCGAATAATTGGCTTGCTTATCGGCTCGCTCGGCAATGTACTCATATACCAGGGCCTTGTCATCACTATCGGTGAAGTAAAACCGGTATGGGATTTTGCAGCTCACACGGTTGATCATGTTCGCCGCGCTGGTCTGGATCTCACTCACATTCGTGAAATCGTCATCGCTCCAATTAGCGACAGCAGCGGTATCGGGGTCGAAGCGCCCCACCTCAAGCTTGCCCGACTCCCGCTCATAAAGACTGGCATTGGCAAGGCCCAGCACATCCCGCACCAGCCCCAGCGCCTCTTGCCGCTCCGGGACGATTGGAGCATCAACGGTGAGGTAGGACCCGGCCGCTAGCTCGATGATGAAGGGGAGGCCTTCGGATTTCACCCACACCGATCCGCTTACACCCACGGAGGAGCTGATAACAACGCCTTGATTAGTCGTGGTAGGAGCGCTGAAAACGACGCGGTAATGACATCCGCTGCTCAACAGACCCGATCTGGTGAGGCTTCCGAACCCTACCAGATTAGCGTTTCCGCCGGCACTGCTCTTGTAGAGGTGGACGAGTATTTGAGACTCGGTAACGCCACCGCCGAATGTCCAAACCTTGATCTCAACCCTTGGGTATATTTTCCCGGGGGCCGCAGAATCGCTGGTGTCACTCGACACGCCAGACATTTCCCAGCCATGCACTCGGGCATCAACAATGGCCCCGGTCGCGTCAACGCTCATCACCCCGGCTTCATCTCCGGCCCCATCAGATTTCGCATACCCTCCGGTCCACTGCGTGTCTTGATACCGTGCGATGTAGTGGCTAATCGTCGCGTCGGCATCATAAGCGAAAGTCGAGGCGGTGTATTGATCGCTCGACAGCCCGCAGCGCTGGATGATGTCGAGCGCCATCTCGTAATGGTGCTTATTGCTCCACAGCCCGGTATGCTCTTGCTCAAGCAGGGCCATTGTGCAGCCCTTGCAGCGCAAGCTTATCTTTCCTGGTGAAGGGATAATGTCATCGATGATCCCGCCCCAATGCGGCGCATAGTCTGCTATGGCCACCCCCGCCACGCCCACGGTCACAGTCACGAACTGATTTTTAATATAGCAGGTCTCGACAATATTCCGAATGAAGCTCCCGGTCCCGCTGTCGATCACATCAATCGTCATGTCCCCGCGCGAAGTCTCACGCGTGATGGGGTCGACGGTGAACGCGACCGGGGACACGGAGTCAATCACGGCCGGGATGGTCTCTCCGCTATCTTCCAGCGTCTTGCCCGATTGGCACATCTTGATAGTCTTCGTCCCGCCGGCGATAACATTGACCGTCATCTCAACATAGATGATTGGATCGCAAGGACCCTTGAAGGCCGCCGCCAGTGCTGTGTTGAGCGTGAGCATTAGACCTCATCCTCATAGAGCCGGCCGCCTTGCTCTTTGGCTGGGAGCTCCCAGGTGCGATTATGCAGCGCCTGCTTGGGCCGCGACAACGCGGGGTTGCTCATGCGCATCTGGAACGCCACATTCGGCAGGCTGTAGGGGAGCCTGCACCAGACGAAGGGATTTCGGCCGCACACGGTCTCTCGATAGAACCGGAGCACAGCGGTATCAACGGTATCGGACCCGGAAAAAAAGGAGGCGTTCAAGATGCGCTTGCCTGTGTACTTGCCGACCGTGCTTACTACGCCTGATTGCGATTCGGTCTCTTCAAACCCCCCCTCCAACTCGTCAGGATCGAATGGGTAGTTCGGCTGAATCGGCATCTGGCACTGTTCGCCGGCTGCAAATTCCCATACCAGGGGCCGGCAGGTGTCCCCGCCCCCAGCGTCGAATTTGATCTTGATGACGGTGCAGCCCGACCACTGTACCTGTTGGGTGCCACTGTATCCAGTCATCAGTAAGGCCGGCGAGAACAGCCGACCGTATGCGCTGAAATCAGCTTTAGCAAGGCTGGTGATCTCGTTGTTCGTTGAGTCATCGCTCGCGTAAAAGGTGATGGTATCAACGTCTGCGAGATTCGTTGCCAGCATGAAAATTGAGTCAACGATCTGTTGTGCCGTGTTCAGCGTGCACCTGAGCCACCATACCTGTTGCGCCTGATTGCCGCGCGTGTAGACAGCGCTGTGTCCGTCATCCAGGGCTGTGACCGGGTAATCGGTGTCGGTGTGATCGTCATCGGCAGCCGCCCCGGTGTCGCACCACTTCGCCGAGGTGAGACGAGAGCAGGCGAGCATGCTCGGCTTATCAGCCAGGTAATACCCGTTCGCTGTCGCTCCTACGGCCGCATTGCTGATCGCCATCTCATGCCCTCAGAAAATCCAAATGCCCGGACCGGTACAGATCCTTGAGCACTGGTACATAGACCTTCAAAAAATGCCTCTCCGTCTCGGCCTTGTCGTAGGCCCCTGGCATCACCTGTAGATTGATGGTAGGGGCTTGGCCTGTAACAGTTGGCGAAGGGCCAGGAGTGCCGGGAGGGAGGAAACGCTCCTGACCCCGCGCCAACACCAGCCGCTCCTGTGAAGGAGAGCCGGGAACCACGCCGCCGGAGTGGAACTTCGGCGGTGATGCAATTTTACCGAGGAGACCCGCAAATAGTGACCCCATGGCCCCGACCGCAGCGACAGCGAGAATCGGACCGATAAAGGGAATCATTGCCTGAGAGCTCGCAGCATTGGCCATGGCGTCGATCATGCGCGCCATGACGGAGGCCTGGACCTGCTGAATGATTATCTGCATCGAGCGGCTTGCCACACCGGCCATGATCTGACCAAATGATTTCTCCCCGGACATGGCGTCATCGATAACGCTGGTCAAAAGCCCGGTTGCAATCGTCGCGTATTTCTGCATCGATTGCTCACGCGACTTCGCTAGCTTGTCAGCCGACGCGGCCATTTTCTTGTCGAGCGCTATCGCATACTCAGATTGCCCAGCCCGCATTTCCTCGATCTTGCTCGCATACAGTTGTTCGGCTTTTTCGCGCTCGCTGAGATTATGATCGTATATTTTCAGGCCCTCAGCAACACTGGCCTTAAGCGCTTTCAGGTCGTCTTCTCCCCAAAACTTATCGAGTGCCTTCCCAGCGCTATCAAAATTTTCACCCAGCTCGACCGCACCATGCCCGGCAGCGGACATTGCATTACGGACCCGAGTCAGCGCTGAGTCTGCGAGCAACGCGAAATCCTCTATGCTCTCTCCTGATTTGTCGGCACCTCGCGCCATATCAGCCAACCCGGTCTGCACCGAATCCAGACCAGCTATGGCCTTGTCAGCGTACTCGACCAGGATATTGTCATCCTTGCCGATGATCTTCCAGATCGTTCGATAGCCCTCGACTATCGATTTTATCATGCCGATGAAAACCCCGGCATAGGTAGAGGCTGCACTTATAATCGTCGCAAAAGCCTTGCCTATGCTGGACGCGCCCGCAACCATAAACGATGTAAACGCCAATACCTTGTCTGCGAGCTGCGCCATTGTGTCTCGAAGTGCGGCAGAACTTGGCAAATTTTCAAAAAGAATATCTCCAATTTTTTTCATTCCTGCAACGAAGGCCGCGTTATTCGTGATCGATCGTCCGATTTCTTGGCGGTAATCCTTGAGAGTGTTAGATGATCTTTCAACCTGCCCGGATAAAGTAAGGAGCTCCGCTGCAAGCGATGGGGCATACTGTTCAGCTAAAATCTTAATCGCTTCTCCTGAACGTAGTTGTTCTTTGGTCATATTTTTGATCTGCGGCACATAGCGAGATAGCACGCTAGTCTGTCCGGACAGCGTTTGCGACAACCCCCGCATAGCCGTATCGGTTCCAAGGCCAAGTGCCTTGTTGAGAGCCATTGCAGCCATTGTCATGCTCTCTACGTGTTCGGTGTTCCTGCTGTATTGTAGCGCTTGATTTTGGAGGGTGAGGATTTGATCGGCGCTTAGCGTGGATTGATTCGCCATTTGTGTTGCGAATGCTTCCATTTTTCCGAATGCTGCCTCTACGTCCTTGCCATAACTTGCGACAGTCACCTTCAACTGCATGATCGTTTTTTCGAGTTGCATCGCGTCTGCTACGCCAGCCTTGAATTGCCCGAATGCCGCGCTCGCTATCTTCATCACACCCAGTGCTGCCGCCACGCCGAGGATGGTGGTTTTCAACGATGATATCTCGCTCCCGACCTTCTGGAAGCCTTCAGCGCTGGCCTTGAGCATGATATTCAGCGTTGACATTTTAGCGTCCCGCTCGCAACGAGTACGAGCTGTACCTGATCCCAGCTTGAACCATCAACATCGAGCACCCTTGGATCGGCATCGTGGTATCGACCCCAGTCATAGAGCGAGTGGTATACCGGCGGCAACGAGCAGGGGCATTCATCGAGAACGAGCGCCCAGGTCTTGATTCCTTTGTGCTGTGTCGGCTGCAATCCATACCGGTATTTCCCATCGTCCCCAATCTGAGCATCACATACCCCAGCCGGGCCGTGGTAATGGCCCGCAGCTATGACTGCACAGAACAACTCAAACTTTTTTTTAACGCGGCGAAAGTTGCGCCGTTGCACCGGCCGTAGACTTCCTCGGCCACGGCCGACAGCACGTCAGCCCATGCAGGGGCATTGAGCCGCATCATGTCGGCCCAGGTCTGGCAGCCCTCGATCCCAGGTGGAGCGCAAAAGGGCTCGATGATTTTGGCCACTGCCGACCTGTCATAGCTCGATTGCTCCCTAAGCAATGGCGTGCACATCCGGATCAGGCGAGGGTCACCACATGCGACCTCGACATCGCCGCCGTGGTCCTGGATTATCGCCTCCGCGTCTGGCCGCTGTAGTATCTCGGCCATGGCGGTTTCAAGCGACGCCTTGCTTAGGTGCTGTTTGAGCTCTTCGATGATCCCAAGTCCGGGGATCGATACATCGAAGCCCCAGGCTTCGCCGCCGAAAATCTCAAGCGCTGGCACATTGAATCGAAAACAGGTAATGAGCTTCGCCCCTCCCATGGAGCACCCCCTATTAGAAACATGCGGTTGTGTTGTCGACCACCTTCAAGTCCACGCTGCTTTCGTTACAATAACAAAGGTAGTGCGATGTCGAGTTCCAAAACACGGCACCCTCTCCATACCCGGCACCAGCGCAAGGATCAGCAGTCACTCCCTTGGGGTGAAATGCCCCACCAGCAGTAAGCGTACTGGTGCTTTCCAGCGCCCCCGTTACCTTGACGGTGCCATTGGTTGCGTTATCAATGGTCTCGGCATTCTGCAGGATGATGTCGGTCGTAAACGTCCCGGAGTCCAGATTGATACCATTGGTCCAAGTGTCGGCCTCGCAGTCGAGCACATTGCTGGTAGTGATGGTCCCACTATTGCTGAGGTCTGCATGGAAATTCGATGCAGCGGTAATAGTGGCCCCGCTGTTGGTGTAGACGTCCGACTGCACGCCATAGGCTGCCGCGCCGGTCTTGCCGCTGGTGCGCTGGTACGCCTTTCCGAGCAGGCCTATGATCTTGCTTGACCCAGTGAAATCTTGATCACAGGTAGCCTTGCCCTCGGCGCCGATCAAAATCTTATCGGTCTGGCTGTCCCCAGTGGCATCAATCTGGATCGCGAAAAATCCGCCCTCCATCTGAGACTTGGTGCTGAAGGGGGTGTCGCCGGTCAGCTTGCCAGTAAACGATCCCATGTGCTGATAGGTGTAGGCGCTGGCGTCGGTGACGCTCTGGAAATAGCTGGATGCCAGCCGGCCGTTGACGGTGTGCTGATCGGTAACGGCGTTGCCAAGGGTGACGTTGCCATCCACCGCCAAGGTGCTGGTGAGCCCGACCGCCCCGCTAAACGTGCCCTGGATGGCGGTCAGGTCGCCGTCCTTGTCTACCTTGAATGTCTCGACCGCCGAGCTAGTCAGGCCCGAGTACATATCGCCGGTGCCGTCAGATTGTGACGATACCCGCCCGTTTGCTGTCGCATATGTTCCGACAGCAAGGGCTTTTCTCACGCGCAGGTAGTCGGAGAAAAAACCGCCAGTAGCGGCGATACAGGCCAGGGCGGCCAGCCCCAGCACGAACCCGAAAACAACATGCCTTTTGTTCATCGTAGTCTCCTTAGTAGAAAATGATTGACATTTGTCCATAAAGCGTTGTGTCTCCGTCATACGTCGAGAACGGGCTGGACGCCTCATATACCTGATTGACCGGAAGATCCTTCGGCAACCCTTCCGACAGCCGGCAGTTGTAGAGATTCATTTCGACGCTTGACCCGGCCGCCGGAGCGGCTACAACCTTGAGATCAAACGCCGTCCGCGCGTCCATGTCGCGCCCGAGCTGGTACTTGGTGGTGTCGAGGACATAGGTCATGGACCCGGTGCCCTTGATCTGCTCGTTGTGCAATCCGCTCCGGTACTCGCTCCCGCTCTGGTCTGGGTCGTGTACGTGCCCGGTGTCGAGTGTGTACTGTAGTGCCCTGAGCTTGTACGCTGACCCGTCCTTGGTATTGGTCCAGTGCCTGGTCCCAATCTCTACGCCACTCTCAGCCCAGGTCGGGTCGGGAGCGTATGGGGTGACTGCCGTGCTGATGGCGTGGGTGGCGCCGCTGGTACTCATTTGAGCTCTGGCGATAGTGCAGACACCGGTCGTGCTATTAGCAACACTGATTCTTACGACCTCGCTTTCGATCTGGGCGAGAATCGCAAGCCCGGTATGCGATACCTCCGGCCGGCCGTCCCTGATGCATTTCACTCCGGCGATGGTCATGGACACGCCGTCAGTGCTCTCGATGGCTGCTCCTAGCGTGGTCGCAGCCATTTCCCAGTGGCCGGCAGCATCGCCGCTATGGGTGATAGACGGGTTTTCCCCGGACCGTCCGAAATCGATCATGATCTGCTTGCAGACGCAGCCGAACAAATACTCCCCGATCAGTGCATCGCGGTCGTACCGGTACATCGATACGGTATCGGCAGGGTTCGCGGTGCTGGCCTTGAATTCCACCTGATCGCTGGCATTGGCTGCTGTTGCGAAACTATCGTCACTACTCGCAATCGATATCCAGTATCCTGTTTCGGCTACCGCTGTTACGGCATCGCTGGCGACAGTGGACGCCACCCCGGTGATAGCCTCAATAGCTGTCTCAAGAGCTGTCGCCATTTCTTCATCGCTGGTGGCGGAGTTGCCGACATCGAAATCGGTGCCCTGTACCAGCGCGGTGCTTGTGGTGACACCGGTTTTTTTATTGATTACCGATACCGTAACGGTCTTGCCCTGCACGGCAAACCCAACCACGGTCACTACGCTCTGGCTCGACCGCGTTGTTTTGGTGAGCCCTGCCGCGTTTTCGAGCAGCGTGATCAGTGCCGGAATAACGGTCCCCGCCGAACCGGACCCGATCAGCCTATGCTTGATAGACCAGGGAACCGGCTCAAGGCTGCCGCGCTTCTCGTCGGTAGTGACTCCGCGATGCGCGGCATACGGTGTCACTGGCTCGGCACTCATCACCTGGTCGCCAAATTTCACCTCGTCGGCCTTGATGGCATCGGTCAGCGCGAACTGGGTATAGGTGAACGCCTCCGATTCCTTCTTGATGAAAACCGTTTGCGGACCCATCATTTTTGTACCGGGCATCGGGGTCTCCTTAGTCCAGGGGCTCTTGCACCATCACCGTGAACGATATGGTGGAATGAGCCCTGTAAAGCGTGTTGTACGAATCCATTTCGGCCATTGAATAGCCTGTGCTATAGGCCGCGCTGACCTGCCCATGGAGGTCGGTATTGCCGTCGTGGATGGCATCCACTGCAATGTCTGATAGCATCAGCACATGACGGCCAAGCAAATTTACCTCATCACCAGAAGGCGTATTGCAGGCCTCATACAGCCGGCCCTCGATGGAATAGGTCGGGTGCTCCATATCGTCACTGCACTCGACACCTGTCAAGGAGAAGGTGAATGCCGGGTATGCCGGGATCATGTCGTCCGCCGCCTGGTCCTGCATCTTGAAAAACTCGATGTCTCGTAGCGGGTGATAGTTGTAAATGGTATTGGTCACGATGCCAAGGATGGTGTTGATCGTCCCCGCCCCGACCTTGATCGAGCAGCTTGCCCCACGCGTCTTGACGTAGATTTCAAGATGGCGCGCTCCAAGGGTGGTGGTCGCGGTGAAGATAGCCGAGAATGCGGCAACCGCGTTGAGAACCGCCGCAAGCTGGGCTGCGGTGTATGTCCCTGCCGAGATTGTAGCGGTAATCGCAGCACCGTTATTCAGCGAGAGTATGAGCGTCTTTGACGCCGATAGCACATACGGCCCGGCAAGATGCGCCACAATGTCAGCGCTCGTTGCCGCGTTTGCCGTGGCAATTTTCGCCGGCATGGCTGCCGAGAGCGTGTAGATCAGGCTCTCAATGGCGTTGATGGCTCCGTGCTTATCGCTTCTCACGAGCTGCCTTTGCTATGCGCTCCTTGTAGCGCTCAATTTTTTTCTGATTCAGTTTTTCCAGATCCGCCATCTGCCCGGATGTGGCTGCCGCAAGCGGTCGCTGCGCGAATACAGCGTGATAATACTTGGCCGCGCTTTTGAGCCCTGGGATGCCGATGATGAGCTTTTTGCGACCAACCCTCACCACTTGCCCGCCGCCCCTGGCCCCGGTGTAGCTGCTGGCCCCGGTCATTACGCTGTAAAGCGAACCAGTCATGAAGTTGATTTGACCAGGCTTTTTACTGTCCGAGTTCAGCCGCTTCCATTTGCCGTATTGCTCTGAAAGCGGCTTCCAGCTCGACCCGATCCTGCTGCCGCTGCTTTTGAACACAAGCCGCGATTCCTTGCGAAACCAGGTCACAATAGCGCGAAAGAACCCCTTCGGGTGCCCGAAGGTCTTTCCCATCTCATCAGCCATGCGCACCAGTGACGCGGTATCGATTGCAATCATAACTCGTGATCCAGATAGCTTATTCGCACGTCATCAATCTCGGTGCGTGTTGTTAGTCCATGCTGAAACCGCGACCGCTTCGTACTCGATGTGATCGTGATCTCGCCAATGCGTTCCCCGGTCCGAAATTCATTGAGCTTGTTTTTTGTGGTCGCCCACATTTTCGCCAAGTCATCGGCGTCGAAAAGATGCCGATGAGCTGTCGCCAGATTGAGCGCCGCAAGCTGAGCAATGGCGCGGTGGATTATCCAGTAAGCCTTTGGATTGGTGGATGTGGTCGCGGTCGGCTCGCCAAAGCCGCCCTCAAGCAATGCGTCGAGTACATCGGCTGCCGCCGTCTCAAGAAATTCACCGCCAGCGTCAAGCTCGGCTTGTCCTGGCAAGGTGTTGCCAGACACCTGCCACTGTGGCAGGTATTTCATTACCACCGCCGCGTCAACGCCGTAGGTTGCCAGGCTCATCGGCTGCCGCGCTTTCTGCGCCCGCGCTTGTGAGGTGCCGGGTCCGGACTATCGGAGTCTTGCTCGATGACCAGCTCACCCCCGAATAGTCCGGCCCGTTGCGACGGCTTGAGCTTGCAATAGAGCTCGTCTCCGATCTCTACTTGCTCGCCTGGGCTGTACGTGCGGCCACCAACAGTGAGCCCGCACGTACCGTCCGCATTTAATCCTCGCCATTCGTAGAGCATTTCAGCCCCCATTTATCAGGTCAAGCAGTTCGCGATCAGGTAGCCCGCGATGGAATCCTTGTCGGTCGTGTTGTCGATGCCGGTGAATTCCTGAGTGTAGGCATGCTCAACCTCGATCCATTGCGCGGACTTGTGGTCCTTCTCAGGGGCCTCGAACTCCTTCACGGAGTAGTTCTCGGAATAGATGGTCCGGCCGAAGCTGACATCCTGATCTGCCGGCTGTTCGCCGCTGCCGAGCTCGGGGATGTAGCACACGATCGCGTTATCGCCCCAGACCGGGGTCCAGGTGGAGCCGCTGAGATAGCGGGCCTTGGCGATGATGATCTTGAGCTCAAAGATCGAATAGAAATCTTCCTCGCTCAGCCGTCCGGCCTGGGTGTATTTCATGAGTTCGAGAAGCTGAGTGTGCTTCTGCAACGCCCGCCAGACCTTGAGGTCGGTAACGAGCGCGTTCGGGAACACGTTGCCATCCTCGACCTTGTTGACCGCCGTCAGGATGTTACTGAAAACATCGGCGTCGGCGTTATCCCAGGGGGTTGAGAGGCTGGTGCTGTAGTTGGTTTCGTAGTTCCCGGACGTGGTGAGCTTTGTGGCTAGCTTCAGCTCTTTGATGAGCATGAGCTGATCCACGAGCTTCTTGGTCTTGGCGAAGCGGAGCTTGTCGCCGCCAAGGCCGCCGGCATCGGCCATGCTCATCTCGCGCTGACCAACAACGTCCTTGAGCGCTTCGGTGATCGTGGTGTAGCTGACGTATGACGGCTCGGGAGACACAATGCTCTTGGCCTCGCCGTTCACGGCCCGGACAGCATCATCCGGGATCTTCATGTTGTTTGAGTCCCAAACCGCAAACTGGCCTGTTTCAGCCCCGAGCTTGTTGAGCGGTGGGAATACGATATCCGCAATAAAGCCCTTCGGGCTGTATCGCTGAGCGACTTCATCCAGTACCGGGGTCACCGGCATTAATTGAGTTCGAGAAGGCATGATCTATCTCCTTTAGCTCATTGAGCCGGTGTTGTTAGGCCTTCAGCCCGCCGTTGCGGAGCAGCGCCCTGAAATGGGTTGCGGTCGCTGCTTCCATCGCGATCCCGCAGATCTGATCGCCGCTGGCCGCATCCTTCACATAGCCGTCGTTCCCGCCATCGGGGCATATCTCCGCGCCCTCGGTGGCGGTCCCATAAACGGTGTGCACGTTGCCGTCCAGCATCTCGCATTGCACGGCCTCTCCGGACGCTGCGTCGGCGGTGGCCACGCCGATCGCGAAATCGGTATCGGCCGCCGTCTTGACGACATAGGGGTAGTTGTTGGTGGCGTCGAGCATGATCAGCCATCCCCTTGAGATGGCTGCGCCCGCGATGAACCCGCCTTGTTTGTTGGCAGTGGTCATGATCGTATCTCCTTATAGATTGATTTCTTTCGAGCCCTTTTCGATCGCCTTACAGGCCGCAAAATAGACCTGGTCGAATTCCTTGTCCCGGTGCTTGTCGTGGTAGTCCTTCGCCAGCTCAAGCGCCTGGTTGGTCTCGTTGACAAGCTCCTGCCCGTTGCCTTGCCCGCCCACAAAGGATCGCGGCGGAAGCTCGATCGGAAGCATCGCCGCAAATTCGATGAAGCTCTGCGGATCGTCGTAGGCAAGGGTTTGCAGCCGCGTCGGCTTGCCCTCTGCGTCAAAGAGGTGCTTCTCCTTGATGTGCCCGGCAGCGGTGAACTTTTCAATCAGCGCATTCCCGCGCTCTTGCTTGCGCTCGGCCTCAATTGCCTGCAAGCGCTTTTCCATCGCGCTATTGCTGGCCTTGAACGCCACGAGCTGTTGCTCTTGCGCCTGCATCTTGGCCTGCATTTCGGGAGCCGGTGCGGGTGCTTCGGCAGGTTCCTTGTCTTCGGCCGGCTTTTCATCCCCGGCCATGGCCTTTTGGATCTCGGCGATTGCCGCCGCCAGCGCGGCGATCTGGGCTTGCAGCTCTTTCAGTTGCTCTTCCATCTTGTTGTCTCCTTGTGTCGGCGGCTGTAGGCTCGCCTCAAATTGTTCTTGCAGCATCGGTTGTGTTTTCCAGTGGGGATCGTTTACGATGCCCGCGCCAAGCAGCGCCGGGCCGCGTTGTGAGCCAAGCATATCCCTGAAGTCCATCGTGAAAGCAGCGCTGATGTATCCGTATTCCTCGGCCTCTATCATTGCCATCGCCCGGTCAGACCACCTGATATCGGCAGCGAGATAGGCTTTACCGTCGTCACCGGGCTCGACAGCCGCCGATGCCGCGATAATCCAGCCCACGGCGGGGGATGAGGCCATGTCTGGATGGGCTATTGTTACTGGCCGCTCTGGACCGAGGTCTCCAGACTGCAGAAGCGCGACCATTGATTGTAGTGTCGCATCAGTGACGAGAATCGACCGCCCCTGATACTCGTAGTCCATCGCTGCAAGGATCGGATGGCGCTTGATGTTCTCGGTTTTCGTCGCCCTGAAATTTTTCAGCTTGATAGCAGTGGACAATTCGATCATGTGTAATTGCCCTCGCTCTCTCGAATCCGGTTGTCTGGTGCATCAGCATGCCATGATTTATCAAGCTCTCCACCGGGAGCTGCCGGAGCTGTTTTTGCCGCGTCGATGCTGGCTTGTGCTTCCGCTGTCTCTTCCGGCCAGCCATAGGCAAGGCGGAAATGATCTCGAATAGGTTTATCCCAGACCAAGCCCTGAGATGTGGCGAGCCTGACCGCTGCCTCGGCCTCTTCCTTGAGCGTAAATTCCTCGTGGTAAATGGCCTTGAGCTCGGGGTAGACGCGCTGTGGTCCGAAATTCAGATCGACGTAATAGTCGATGATTTTTTGAATCTGGCTCGACAGCCACTCGAAATAATAACGCCGCAGATTGCGTTGCTCGGCGGTGTCAGTTTCCGATGCGGCATTGCTCCCGTAAGCAGCGAGCAGCCCCCGGCCAAGCCACTGCGAGGCGAACGACAAGAGTATCTGGATATCGGCGTGGTTCTCGGCTTCTATGGCCTTGCTGATGGCGTCAGACTGGGCATAGGCCGGCTCAACGCTTTCGCACCAGCCCGGTATATTGACAGCGCCCTGTTCGTGGATGAAGAGATCACCGAGCTCGGCCACGGTTTCATCGACATCCTCTTGCGCTGTCTCGTGCTCTTCGCGCTCCTTCACGAGCAGTGTTCCAAACAGCGCCTTTTGCACCGCAATGAACCTGATTTTGCGAATGCTCTCCTTCTCAAGGTGCTCATTGTAAATAGGCCTGAGCACTGACTCGCCGAAAAGCCCCTCGCCAAACACAGGCCAGAACAGCACGCCAGCGCCGGGTGTTCCAGGGCTGTCGTACCGAACCGATTGAGAAAAGCCTTGGTTGTTGTAGAAGCGCTGCGTGGCCCTTATCCACTCGCCGTCGGCTGTGTCGTCTGTCCCGACTCGCTCCACAGTGTAAAGGTCAAACGTGCGCGGTGGCCTGTAATCAAGGTCTGCGAGCCACACCTTGCCGTCCTCGATTTTACTGATCATCTCATGCGGTGCAAACCCGTATGCTGGCGCTTTGAGAATGGTGTTGATGTAATCGCCGAATCTTTTTTTCGGCCTGTCGAAAAGCAGCTCTCGAACGAAGGCCAGCACGCGCCTCGGAATGCGCGGATCATCGGTGAGATCATAATCAACACTGGTAAGGGTGGCCACCATCGACAGATAGCCGATCCGGACGGTCGGATTGGTGGCGAGCATACGGTCAATGATCCCGATCTCGCCCAGGGTGCCGACAAGACGCGGTGCATGCAGCGCTGAGTTTTTTTCGTAGAGGCTGTAATTCGAGCCGTGCTGTGACAGCTCTCGTTGCCCTACCGCGCTATCGTGGATATTCGTAAGCATGCAGCCTCCACAGCAAAGGATGCATGCCTGGCGATCATTGGTCTATTCGCGTATTATTATTTATTACTCGTTTTGTTCTGGTTTGTGCTGTTTAAACACGCTCAAAACATCCGACCTCTTGATCCGGAATCTCACGCGCTCTCCGCACTGGCGAGAAAACGCAGCCAGATGGCCTTGCGCAATCCATCTGTAGATGCTTTGCACTGTGACTCCTAGCTCAAACGCTGCCTCGCTCGGACTAAGCCATTTCTCGTCCATGTCATATCTCCCTTGTTTCTCGTTGTGGTCTCGGTGCCCTCGAACCGCCCCTTGCCGCTGGTATTGCAACACCCTTATGATCCCATGCCGCGTAAGACAAGGCATCGCCTCCATCCGGCGAACGCCCGAGCCGCTTGACCATGCGGCGCTTGTCCTCGATGAAAACCGCTCGCCCCTCCTCAAAATACCGATAGGCCTGTAGATCGTCGGCCATACGCTGATCCCATGCCGTCAGATGCAATTGCCCAAGCCTCAATTTTTCCCTCAGCTCCCATAGCGCTTGCGCTCTGAGATTGGCGTAGGACTGGGCTGATCCAAAACGCTTCTCCGGATGGTCGGCACCGTTGAATTTCCGGCATAGCCATCCTTTGGCCTTGAGTACTGCCCATAGCCCAGCCCCTACGCCCACCGTGTCAATCACGATGTTTTTGGCCGGGACCGGCCACATAGACTCCTCAGCCATTTTGATTACGTGATCGGCAAGCAGCTCCTCGGCCAATTTCGAGCCGGTGTTCTCAAAACGCATGTACTCGGGGGGGTAGACCATATTGCCGACTACTCGCACGATAGCATTTTTATCATGGCCATAGTCGCCGCCGGCAACATCGATGCCAAGCCTCGCCGGACCCGGAAGCGGTTCGACGCCCAAGGCATCATTGATCCACTCGTAGCGGATGAGCTGGTTGGGATCTGTGTCATACTCCCAGATACCATCGCGCAGGCGCTGCCGTTTCGCTGTCGATTCGATCTCATCGAGGGATCGAGTATAGTGCTTGCTGGTATAGGGATTGTCGGATGCCAGCGATTTTATGAATGCGTATTCTTTTGGGAGCTCGTTCACCGTCCACGGCCGGTAGAACTTGGTGTAAAGCCAATTTTTCTCTGGGTTGCAGGTCAACAAAAGCTTCGGCGCAAGCCCGTATTGGTCATTCAAGCAGCGCCCGACCCGGCTCTTCAGCGTGTCGAACGCCCCAAATTCAACTTCTTGCGCCTCGTCAATCCAGCCTCCTGTAAATTCGAGGCTCCCGAAACGATCGTATTCCGGATCTCGCGGGTAAGCCGCTCCCTCAAAAAGATCAATCCTCACCTCGGTCGGGCGAAATATGATAAAATTGCCATGGGCATTGTACTGGAACAGATCCTCGCTGACCCCGGCCTTCCTGCACACCGTCCAAAAAGTAAGCAGGGTTGATTTTTTGATGGCCTGGAGCTGGTTGCGCATGATGAACCACTTCGATTGCGGGAATTGTAGACAGTTGAGAAGCATCCAGATCGCGCCCAGGAATGTTTTTCCTCCGCCCGCTGCCCCTCCATAGAGCAGATAGAGAGTGGTGCTATCGCGTAGTATTTTTAGCGCCTCGACCTGACGTCGAAACGCCTTAATCTTTAGCTCCGTGGTCGACCTCCTGCTGGATCGAATCCACCTCTGACTCATCAATAACGATGCTGATCCGGCTCACAGGCTCCCATTGCATGGTCCCGGAAATATCCTGCCGTTCAGATTGGCCAAGGTATTGGATGCCAAGCCACCGTGCGGCGGCGATCTTACCACCGCTTAGCAGGTCCCATTGCGCGCGCCGAATCACCGCATCCCTTCGGGCCTGTGTGGCCTTCAAAAACATGCCCCAGGCCTTGCCGGAAAACGATTCATACTGCCGCATCAATTCCGGCAGTGGCAGGCCGTAGTAATCCGCAAGCTTATCCTCCGGACAGCCCTGAATGAGGAGAAGTTCGGCACCGCGCCAGTCGATTGCGTCTTGCCGGGTAACGTCGTCATAGTATTTGGCCGCAAGTTCTTTGAGCCGACACTTCTGATCGGCGAGGCAGCGGCGCTCGAGCGTGCGGTCGGCAGTGCCCAAAGATTCGGCGATCGCCTTGATGGTCTCACCACTCGCCATCCTTGCCGCGATAACTGGCCAGTCGAAGTGGATCTTGATCATTGTCGCGTTGCCTCACTGATTTAAGTCTATCCGACAATGGCACAAATGTAAAGTTTCTTTACACTTTTTGGCTGTAATGTCGCATTTGTCCCGAAAACACATAGGCGCTCCTCGGG